ACGACTGGCTCCTACATCTTGGTAAGCCTAGCTCACCGATGATCAGACGCTGGAACTTAGCGACCTTGACCGCGCAGTTTTTTCTTGCCCTTGCGGCGGGGCCTGGAACGCTGGCCCTGCCCTTGGTTTGTGGTTTTGGGTGGCCCTGGAACGTGCTCAATGCGTGCCACCCCTGTCTTGCTCCGAGCCGCCATAAGTGCGCGTGCATGAGCACTGAGCTTAGGCGCTCAAGTGCGCGTGCTTAGCCCTTGGATGCGGTAACACTTAGGTCGGCGTTGTAGCGGCCGGTTTTTGCGTAGGAGAAGTCAGGTTGGCCCGAGATCAGGAGGAATTTCATTTGGCCGATGCGGAGGCCGGGCCAGATGGGGAGTGGGTGCATCCGGCGACCGTTCTTGATTTCCATGGTGAGGCGGCTTCCGTACCAGCCGGGATCGCACCAGCCCGCTTCGGCGTGGTCCCAACCTTCGCGAGCGCGACTTGACTTGAGTACGAACTGGGCGCCGACGTGATCGGGCATGTTGAAGATTTCTTGGGTTTCGGCAAGGAAGAACTCGCCTGGCTGAATCCAGTAAGGGTCGTCTTGGGTGTGGTCCGAGATAAGTACTTGCTGAAGCTCGGGGGTGTGGGGAACCTCGATCATGATGCGGTCGCCAAGGGTGACGTCGAGGCTGGCGGGGTTGAGGTTCTCCTCGTTGTAGGGACTGACCATCGCCTTCATGCGGCAGAGGCGGCGGATTTCGTGGTCGGGCAGAATCACAGGTTTGTTGCGGAAGGTAGGCGGGCGTAGGGGGCTTAGCGTATGGCGACGAGCATACCTTGGATTGTATTGAAGTTTGTGCCTAGGGTTAGTGAGTAATTGGTATTGGTTACAGCGTCTTCCTTCAGTACAATCCAAACTAGGCCGTTCGTTCCTGTTGTTCCTGAATACAAGGTGGTTGGACTACCTCCTGTTACGCTCCAGGTAACACCATTCTGGCCAGAGGCTGCATAGGCTACGAATGTGCAAGGGGTTATGTATCCTCCAGTTCCAGTCATGTTAAGTACGTGAGTTGATTGATTGGATGAGGTACTGTACTTGGATACGAGCGTGGAGATGTTGCGGTATATGATAACAGTACCGTGAATATATGCAGATTTTGAAGCGGTAAATGTGTAAGATTGTGTGCCGCCTGCGGTTGCATATTTGTAACCGAAGAACATGTTTGGTAAGATTCCTGCATCCTTGACTTCGGTTACGCCAGAAGGTGGTGTCCAAGTCAGGTTGCCATTACCAGCAGCGCTGGCAAAAAACAGCATGATGTCGCCTGTGGCAGTGCCGCCTGTAGCTGTAAGGGTTATGGAAGATGCCGAGGCGGCTGCTTGAGCTGAATCTACGAAAAGGGGTGGGGGAGTAGCGCCAGAAAGAAGGAGCTGTTGAATGGTCATGTGAGGCCGCCGCCGCTAAGGACGAAGACGTTTGAGGCGACGCAGAAGACGGTGCAGAGGCCTCGGGTCGCCAGGGTGAAGCTGGTTTTTACGGTGTTCGAGCCAGCCAGGTAGGCGGTTACGGCGGAGGTAGTGATCGTCTGCGAAGCCGACGAGTTGTTGTAAATGCTTACGGCTTGACCGGCGGAGAAGACGGAAGCGGGGACGGTGACGCCACCGGTGGTGATGGAGATGTGCTTGCCGTGGTCCGCTGCGACGAGGGCGTAGGCGGAGGTCTGGGCGTTCTGCGGGATGGTGCGGAGTTCTCCCTTGGAGTCGGAGAAGGTGGAGTTGCCGGAGACCGCACCAGTGAAGGAGGGGGTGGCCAGGGGGGCGTAGTCGGAGATGCTGGCGCCAGCGGGGATGGTGACGGTGCCAGTGAAGGTGGGGGAAGCGAGTGGGGCGTAGCCGGAGATGCTCGCACCAGCGGGGATGGTGACGGTGCCGGTGAATGTGGGTGAGGCGAGGGGAGCGCGAGTGGTGTCGGTGGGGTGGACGTGATCCTGGCGGGCGTAGCGGAGGGACGTACCAACGGCAGCGGTGCCGTCCTGCGCTGGTGCGACCGACGCGGCCTGGCCGATCACGAATGCCGTGGTGGCGATTGCGGTGGTGTTGGTGTCGGCGGCTGGAGTGGTGGACGTTCCACCGCCGCTGAGTGTTGCGGCGCCGGTGACTCCGAGGGTGGTGCCGATCGAGGCGGCGCCGGTTGTGGTAAGCGCGGTGAGGGCGTAGGTGCTGGTGAGTTCGGCCCAGGCGCTACCTGACCACTTTTTCCAGCGATTAGCGGTGCTGTCCCACCTGATGGTGTTGGTGGGGATGTTGGTGCTGGTGGTGCCGTCAAATTGCAGGGCTAGGTCTTCGTCGCGGTTCTTGACCTCGGAGACGAAGTTTGTGTAAGTGCTTGTGAGTGTGGGATTAGACCAGTTTGCGTTAGCCATCAGACTCCTCTCGCACTCCAGCTAAATGTGCCGCTGACTCGTGTGCCAGACGTGTTGAAAAGAAGCACCTTGAAACTTGTGGGATTAGGGGCGTCCACAAAATCATAGACGGCAATGACAGGGCTGGTAGTAAGCGGTGAAACTGTGATTGAGTCTACATCAATAAAATCTACGTTGAAGTTTACGGTCGTGCCACCGCTGTCGCCGGAGTCGGCGGTGGCGACGCCGGAGTCTGTCCGCAGCTTGGTGTCGAGGCGAATGTTGAGGGCGGTGATTTGGAGGAGGTCCGTTCCACCCGAGGAGGCGAAGTCGTACTGGACGCGGATATAGCGGAAGTTGGTGCCGAAGACGCTGCTTACATTGGAGTAGCTTGTCCAGCCGGTCCAGGAGACGTTTCCGCTTGTGGTGGTGCTGGTTGCGCTTGTTACGGTGAATGTGTCGGTGGCGGCGGTGGCGACCACGTAAGTTCCAGTGGTGGCTGTGCCGCTTGTGAAGTTGAGGTAGACAAGCTGATTAGCGACTAGGCCGTGTGAGTTGGATGTGACGGTAATTGTTGTTGTGGTTTGGGAGTAAGTTGCGGCGGTGGTTGATGTACCCCTAAGGCTGATATTGGGGGTGATTGACATAGTGCCTGCGATGCTGTTGTCAGTGATGGAGGCAGTGACTTTGCAGCCAGCGAGGACTGTTCCGTAATCAATGTCTTCGTAGTATTGGCCTGTACTTACGGATGGCATTGCGTAGTAGGCGTAGCCAGCGTCTATTTGGTCTTGGAGGGTTGTCCAGCTTCGAGAGGTGAAGTGAGATTCCCAAGTTTCAGTGGTGTTAACGTTAGCGATTAGGCCGCCTTCAAAGGCTGCGGTGTTGGTCTTAGTGCCGGAGAAAGTGCTGTTTATGTCGGATTTGAGAACGTAATCGGGCGGCTGGTTTACGGAGGCGGTGACGCTGCCGGGGGTGCCGTAGTTACCGGCGGAGTCGATGCCAGCGAGCCAGTAGGTGTACGTGCCAGCGGCGGTCTCGAAGACTGTGGTGAATTTGCCTTGCTTGGTTCCGATGATGGTGGCGCTGGCCCAGGTCGATCCTTTCCTTAGTTCGTAGGAGACGATGGGGAGTGTTTGGGTGGCGTCAGTCCACTGGAGGAGGACGTTGTTGTCGATGACTTGCTGAGTGATGGTGGGTTGCGATGGTGCGGTCACCATGGCGTCGAAGGTGGCTGAAGCGCCGTAATTACCGACGAGATCGACTGCAGCGATGAAGAAGCGGCGGCCACCGCTCCAGTTCACTTTGATTGAGATTGTGCTGCTTTGGGAAGTGCCGTAGACGGTGGCAGTGCTCCAGGTGTCGGACATGGAGCCGTAACGAATTTCGTAGTAGACGGTGCTCCATGTTCCGGCGACGCGGGTCCATGTGAGGTTGAGGCTGTCGTTGCTGAAAACGCCGGAGATGACTGGAGCGACTGCGGCGAGGACAGTTACGGAAGCGCTAGTTGCATTTGTGGAGTAGGTGCCGGAGGTGTCGAGGGCTTTGATCCACCACGTTGTCGTGCCAGCGGGGAGCAGGCCGAGCTTTTTGGAGGTGGCGAAGAAGACGCCGATTTTCGTGCCAGCGCCCCAGGAGGGTCCTTGCCAGATTTCGTAGCCCTGGAGGTCGAGATCGGAGACAGCGGTCCAGGTGAGGCTGATGCCGACATCGGGGTCGATGGTGGCGGTGAAGGTGGCGACGTCTGCTGGTGGCGCGGTCTTGCCTAGGGCGTCGATCGAGCCGGTAAGCGCATTTGTGGAAGCGATGCCTAGGGCGTTGAGGCTGTAAACTTCGACCTCGAAGAAACCGGGGGTGACGTCGAGGATTTCGTAGTCCTGTTGTTGGCGGACCACGGAGGTCCAGTTGCCGGAGTCCTTGCGCCAGTTCACGCGGTATTGAGGTACGCCTAGGACGTTGCGCCAGGTGACGATGATCTTGGAGCGGACTTGGTTTGTGTAGGTGTAGAGGGCTTCGGTGAGGTCGAGGTTGGTTGGAGTGGTTGGGATGTCGAGCAGTGTGCTTACAGAACGGGTTTCGAGGGGAATGTCGCGCTCGACGTAGTTGTATTTGGAGGCGTTGTAAGCGAGAGCGGTGACGGTGTAGAGGCAGTCGTCTTGTTCTTGGACGGTGAGTACGCGCCAGGTCGTGGTTTGGAGGGTTGAGGTCTCGAAGATCCAGACGCTGTTTGGGTTGGGGGCGACGGAGAAGGGGGTGCTGGGGGTGATGACGTTTTCGGTGACGGTGGTGACAGCGCGGCTCTCGACGGTGCCGTCGGGGAGGATGACGGAGATGACGGGAGTATCGGTGGCGGTAAGGCCGGTGGCGTCGTCAACGGTGACGTTTGAGGTGGTAGCGGAGGTGATGCGACCGCCACGACGCGATCCAGCGCGGACTGGATCGCTTACTTCGATGATTTGACCTGGACGGACGATCACACCGGCGTCAATCGAAGTGGTGAAGGTGCAGGTTTCGGTTTCGTAGAGGGCGGAGTAGAGGAGCCATTCACCGATGCGGCGAGCTTGACCGCGTGACGTACATGCAAACGCGGAAATCTCTTCCTTGATTATGCCAAATTTGGAGATGCCGTCTGCGTTTTCAACGACTTCGTAGGCCGTGTCGCGAAGGTCCATGTCCAGGTACTGGACGACGGCGACGGTAGGCCGTGTCTTAAGGCTGGAGCCGCTGTAAGTGAAGCCCTCTTCTGTGACGTTGGCGAGGGTGAACAGGTAGAGGGGATCGGCAGGTTTGTCCTGGGAGACGGTGAGCGCACCGGTGCTCCAGAAAGGCATGGCACGGAACACCGAGCACATGTTGTTGATGAGCTTGTATGCGTCTTCAGCGGTCTGGATGTTGGCGTTGCAGGAGAAGCGTGGTTCCGTTCCACCGAAGCCGTTGGCGACTGTTTCTCCGCAATACTGTGAGGCGGCGTAGAAGGCCCATTTGTCGAGCTGGGCGGCTGCGATGTGGTTGCCGAGTCCGTAGCGGGTGCTTGTGATTAGGTCCCATAGGCACCAGGCGGGATCTGAGGTCCAGACTGAGCTGGCGCTGAACGTTCCATCCCAGACACCGCTGTAGGTGATGGCGCCGGTTGTGCTGTTTACGGTGCCATTGCTTGGGATTTTTACTTTGATGCCACGGATGTGGTAGGTGCGGGAGGGAATGTTGCTGAATTGCTCTGCATCGACGCGGAGTGAGATGAGTGCAGAGTTGGGATAGGTAAGTTTGGCGTAGGTGACTTCGGTGTAGCTTGTCCAGTTAAAAGCATCGGCAAGTGTTGGGTTTTCGCTGTCTGGTGTGACTCGGGTTACTTTGACGTTTATAGGGAAGGCACCGTTTAGGTTGATGCGGTATTGTTTCTGATATTGTTCGGCGCTGCGGCCTGTGATGGTGTCGTCAATTACGGTGGTGTAACTGCCGCCGTTGTATTGGATGGCGATTTGGAGCTGGACTGAGGCTCCCTTGATGTCGCCGTCGTTCTGGAACTTCTGAAGGGCAGCGAAGGAGATGGTTACTTTTACGGCGTTGACGGTGGTGTCGGTGATGGCTCGGACCACCGGAGTGAGCTGCTGGACCGTGACGCCGACTGCGACTTCGTTGCTTACGTCTTCGGTGCCGGTCAGATACGACTGGTTCTGGGTGCCATTGCGGTAGTTGACGACGATGCCTTTGAAGTTGAAGGTGCCGTCTGAGTTTTGAAGTGGGGTGTTGTCTAGGTAGATGGATTTTTCGGACGCCTTGAGGCCCTGGATTTCGCCTTCGCTGATCAGATCGACGATCCGGGCGTAGGAAGTTGAAAATAGGTTTACAGCGGTCATGCTGTTGTTTGCGCGACGTCGATGCCAGCGCTGATTACGACGGAGCCGACCAACACTTCGCCGTAGACGACTGGAACGGGGACGCCTTGGCGGCTGGTGTTCTGGATCGAGCTGAAGCTGTAGCTTTTGCGGGGGTCGTTATCGGTGTCTGGACCAGTCGGGAGCTTGGGGATTGGGCTAAGTAGTTGGGCGACGCCGCCTAGGGTCAGGCTTGCGCCGATGCCGAAGACCACGCTTTTGAGTGCAACGCCGAAGAGCAGAGCACTTCCAGGAATGAAAAGCGAACCAACAATTAGAGCGACTCCGGCGAGGATTCGGCCTACCGCACCAGCGCCGGAGACGACGGGGACGATTTTGATGGTTTGCTGGCCGATGGGATCGTGGAGTTCGTCGAGGTCGATGTCGCGGTCGTCGAGGCTGACGCGGTAGAACTGGTCGGCCATGTGCTGCTCAAGGGCGGGCCAGTTCGTTAGAAGGAAACGCATCGCTTCTGCCGTGCTGGCGACATCAGCTTTAAGGACACGGTGCCCAACAAACTTAGCGAGTTTTCCGTAAAGCCGAATTTTACGAAGCATGTCTAAGGCGGCGCCCAGTCCATCTTACGAGCGCTCCGTCGTAAAGGTCACGCGATGAGAGGCGGCCTTGGATGTGGTGGAGGATGAGTTGGTCGCCGAGGTAGACAGCGCAGTGGTTTAGCGCGGGGCAGTTGAGGCGGATGAGGAGGAGGTCTCCTGGAGCGAGGGCTTCGTCTTCGGTCAGTTCGCGGAAGCCGGTAGCGGCCCAGGATTCGTCGAAGGTGGGGTCCTTGAGGAAGTCGTTGGGAGTGGGAGGGCGATCCCAGTCACGGAGGTAGATGCCTTGTTGGGCGTACCAGTCGCGGGCCAGGGTCCAGCAGTCTTGGACGGCCCAGACCCACTCGCGCCCGATGAGGGGTGGAACGTAGCCACTGGGAAGTAGGTCGTGCCAGGTCTCGGAGGTGGGGTTGACGATGTACCAGGGCAGTCCTGACTTCTCGCAGGAAACGACGTCGGCCTGGGTAGGGGTAGGAGGTGTGCGGGGATGGCTGTGAACGATTCCGATGATTTCACCGGCATCTTCAGCATTTGCATAATCATTAGGGTCGATAATGAACATATCATTAGGGGACTCCGCTAAGTTTGTGCAGGGGAGGTATGTCTCAGTTCCGTCGATAATTGTAACTAAGCCGCAGCTTTCCGCAGGAACTTGCGATTTCGCGTGCGCAAGAGCATCAGTGCGCCAGGTCATGAGGCTCTCCGCTGCCGCCGCGATGGCATTGTTAAAGCAAGTGAAGGAGACATTCCAGAGCTGATTCTATTAAACACAGTAGATGGTTTCATGCCCAGGCGTCTACACCATTCAGCTAAATGTAAAGTTTCGCCCTCGTGCTCAATCATGCGATTTGTTCGCTTATTAGCCCCTTGCTCAGCAGGTGTAGCCCATCTACAGTTTTCTGGGCAGTAATCGCCATTAGGATCAATGCGATCCAAAGAATAGCCGTTAGGCTTTTCTCCCATATCTTCGGCAAAATTTTTAGGATCAAGCCATCTATCACATACTTTAATACCTCTACCCCCATATAGCATGTAGTTTTTATCTTTTTTATTTTGACAACGCCGTAACATACCTTCCCATACTTTTATACCTGAATACTTACTTAAACCGTGTGTATAACGCACTGGTGGTTTGCACTCACGTTTTAAGCATCCACATGATTTAGTGCTACCAGATTTTAGGGTACAAGTCAACACTGGCTTAATTACGCCACAACTGCATAAACAGTCCCAAGCAAGTTGGCGTTCATAAATTTTTGTACTACTTACACCCAGCACAAGAAGCCGTCCAAAGCGCACCCCGGTCAGATCAATAGATGGAGCACCCATGAGCTAAAAAGTTCCTACGCCGACCATCTTACACGAAGTAGGTGCCCACACCTGGGAAACTTCCGAATGGTAATTGGGCAGTTGATCCAAAGCGAACCTTACAACTACTTAGCCGCTTACCGCACACATCATTAGCGATGGTGGTGGCAACGTCATTTTCCGTAAAGTAATTGGTGCCGGTGTAGCTGCATTCGGTGGAGCGGTAGACCCACTGGCAAATGTTCGAGATGCACTGGCGCTTGGGGGCGCGGACGCCGATGAGGTCGAAGGCGGCGGCCAGCTCGAACTCAACGAGGTCGCGGGTCTCGGCAGACTTGCGGTCTATGTAGTACACCTCGCGGGGAAATTCGGCGGTGGGGTCGGGGGTGCCGTAGGGGTTCGTACCACCGGGGAAATTCACGGCGTCGATGTAGCGGGCCATGGTGCGGATGCGCGTGACCTTGGCGCCTTCGAGGGGAGTGGCCAGCAGCAGGGCGGTGACGGTGCCGAAGACATTGCTGACGCGGATCTTGGGGCGGGGGAGCTGGCCGTTGCCTGAGTACTCGAAGCCTTCTGCTTCGATGGGGAAGGCTTGGTAGGTCTCACCGGCCCAGACCAGATCGCCGTTAGTTGAGAGGGCGTTTGTGCCGGAGTGGTAGCGGTAAATTGTTGTGCTGCCTTGGATGGCTTGGATGAACTGCAGCTCGTACAGCTCGATGATGGAGCTGGGGGCGATTGATTGTAGTTCTGAGACTGGTACGGTCATGCTTCGTAGACCTGACGAAACTTGGCGGTAATGTTGTTGAAATTACAGCTTACCATTTCGAGGTTCCATTCGTCGCACACGTACTTACCGGCGGTGCCGCGAGGGGGTGTCCAGTCGAAGGAGGTGACACCGGCTTGGGTCTCGAAGAAGGTGAGGATGTTGTCGCGTTCGGTGTCGGTGCGGTTGTTGAACTGCAGGCTCCATTCCTTGGGGTCGGTGTGGAGGCCGAAGCGCACACGTTGTTCGTAGCCATCACCGGCCTGGAAGCGGCGAACGCGAGGGCGGCTGCTTTCGGAAAGCGAGAAGCTAGGGGTGTAGGAAAACGTCGCCATGATCTGTGTGAGATTAAGTGAGTAGACCGCCAGGCCGACGCTGCTTAATTAGTTCGGCTTGGACGGCTTGGGAAATTACGCGGCCGAGTTGTTCGCCTCTGTTGCTATTGCCTTCGGCGTTGGTGCCCTTGGCATCGACGTTGACTGTGACGTTGTAGTTGCCGCCGCCACCGGCGACGCCAAGGCGGCCGTCGCGTCCTCGGCGGAGTGGGACGATTGCTTCGGGACCGGCCTCGCCCATAAGCCCCGTACCAGGGATGCCGCCGTTGGCGTACTTGAACAGCGTGGGCTGCGTAACAATGCCGCCCATGGCGAAGGGTTGGATGCCGTTGCTTGCGAAGACATTGCCGTTAGCTGAAGCGGAAGCCAAGCCAATGTTGTACGCACCACCGCCACCTCCACCTCCGCCGCCGAACAAGCCGCCTATGCCGCTAAGGATATTGCGCAGAATAAACTGCTGAATAATTATCCTAGTGGTCTGCTGAATTATGTCAAGGGCGAATTGCTTGAAATTAGCGGTGCCGGTGGTTACCAAGCTGAAGATGGCGTCTTCGATGCCTTTGATGCCGCTTACAGCAAGGTCGGAGGTGGCTTTGCGGAGTGTGCCAATGGACTCGATGTATTGGTTTATACCTTCTTGGAAGCCGGTGCCTATGCGAGCGTCTTGGATGTACTTGACCAGATCTTTTTGTTTTTCGTATTGTAAGGTTATTGCGACAAGGCGCTTGTACTGAGCGTCGAGTTGGTTCAAAAGTTCAGCGCGCTTTTCCTCTGAAAATCCAGGTATTACAGGCAATGTCTGTAGATTTTTTCTTCTTATGTTATATGTGTCTTGAAGCGTGTTTAATTGCTTCAGTAGTTCAGGATTTACATTTGTCCTATAAGCTAAAGCCTGAAGGTCAATGTCGTCGTTTATTTGCTTTATTTTATCACTTATGTCTGTGTAAAAGCCGACGATAAGTTCTAGTTGTTGTTTTGCTGCATCTGCACTGATAGCTTGTGCGCTGGCGTTCTGGGCAGCTTGACGGGCGCTGGTAGCTCCTTGAGCTGCGGCAGTTAAAGAAGAAGGTAATGCAAAAGAAGGCGCAGCCGTAGTCGGGGGTTGAACAGCACCCACTCCTGCTCGGGGAGCGGCGTAGGCATTAAGCAATTTAGTAAGTCGGTCTTGCTCCTTCCGCAGCCTATCCGTAATAATATTCAGATTATCGACTGCAGCAAAATATAACCGCTGAGATTCTTCTGGAGTTCTACCCATTCTACCGTAATCGGCAGGATTGCTTGGGAAACCTGCAGCTTGCCTTAGATATGGTGCGTCTTGCAATCTAGTCATAACGTCAAGCAGTCGTTGAGCAATAGTCAAACGATTAGCTATTCTTCCTGTAACATCGTCCATTATTGCGGCCATAGATTTAGCGTAGTTTACTTGTATTTCACCTATACGTTTAGCGTAGGCTTCATTAGCCTTGTTCAGGGCTTCTGCGGTTTTCTTTTGGAAATCCGCGATGGATTCTTTTTGTTTGCGCTCAGTGTCGGCAACTTTCTGCTCTGCTTCGATACGACGAGCTTCGCTGTTACGCCTTATTTCTGCAAGTTTTTGCTCAAAATCTACAATATTAGGGTCTTCGCCGGCAATCTTGCGTTGTAAGAAACCGATGTCTTCCTGTGCTGCCGCCACGTTTCGGAGTTGAGCGGCGGCTTCGCGTTCAGCTTGGAGGCGGTCTTCGGTGAATTGGCGTTCCAGGTCACGGGCTTGCTCGATTGCGGATTTGCGGATTTCGGCGATCTGCTCTTCGTACTGCTTGCGAGCATCAAAGAGTTGCTCTTCGCGCTGCGTGACGGCCTGTAGGTAGGCTTTGCCTCCTTGTTCGAGGAGTTTCTTGCGCTCGGCTTCGGCAGCGGCGTTGGCGGCGTCGGCTTGAGCTTTCCGGCTTTTACCCAAGCGATCTAAGATGCGTTCCTGCGCTAACAAAGCAGCGTTTATTGTGTCTAATTCTTTCTTTTCTGCTGTAGAAAAGATGCTAGGAAGGATTTGCGGTAAAAGAGGGGCAACTGGGAACACACTCAAGGCGGCTCTAGCTGCACCTTGAGCAAAACGGTTAGTACCCGCCTTAGGTCTTAGCTCTGCAGCGCGAGCTTCAAGTGCTGCTCTGGTAGTTTCTCCGCTAAGTAAATCTTGTAATACAGGACTCTCGGCATTGCCTGTGAGTTCTTTTATTTTGTTAATTATTGCTGTAAGTGCTGTTACTGCGGTGCTAGCAAAATTCTGGAAATCCGCGCCGATGGGTTGGAGAGACGTGCCTACAGAAAGGCGTAGGTCGTCGAGCGCGAGCTTGAGGCGAGCGCCGGCTTGTTCGGGGGATTTAGCGATTTCGTCAGCAGTTTTTTTGTAGTCTTCTTGGAGAAACTTGAGGAATTTATTGAAGTCAGCGATGGTTACTTCGCCTTTGCGGAGGGATTCGCTGAGTTGCTTGGTGGATTTGTTGGTCGATTCGGCGAATTTGGCGAAGGCGCCGGCAAGGCGCTCACCGATTTGGCCGGTCAGTTCTTCGGCGGTGACTTTGCCTTTGCTGTAGACCTGGATCGCGGCAAGTAGAGCGCCGTTGAGGTCTTCTTGGCTGCCGCCAGTGGCGATGATGGCGGAGGACAAGCCACGGAAAGCAGTGTCAGCCTGCTGGAGCGTTCCACCCGAGCCAAGCACTGCGGCGGATAGTTTGGTGAATTGTTGGGTGGCGTCACCCAAGGGGATATTGAAATCTTTTGATGCTCTGCTAATATTATTTATAGCGGTTTGATACTCCTGCGTTGTGCTTACAGCTCCGGCTAATGCAATGCGGAGTTTTCCGATTTCGGCGGAGTAGGTAGCAGTCTCTCCAATGGCTTGGCGGAATACGCCAATCTGAGCGCCGATGGCAGAACCTGCGAAAGCGCCACCTAGGGCGGCCGGACCACCACCAGCGAGGAAGCCGCCAGCTGCGCCGGCAAGGCCGCCGAGGAAGCCTTCGGGGCCGCCGAAGATGCCGCCTGAGATCACCGCACCAGCGGTCTGCGCGGCTCCCAGGCCCGTGAAGCCTTTGCGCTTTTTAGCGCGGCGGCGGTCAGCTGCTTCGAGCCGGCGGTCAAAGTCAGCTAAGGCTGTCTCAAAACCTTGGCGCTGCTGCCTAAGTGACTTTTGGAAAGCTACTTCGTCGGCCTCTAAGGAAATGCGATTGTATTTGTTTTGTAGTTCTACGCGGTCAATTTGGTACTGCTGCATAAGTTGCAGCATACGGTCTTGTGCTTGCTTTAATTGTGCCTCTGCCTGTTGGCGCACTGAGACTTCTTGAGCAGGAGGAAGCCTAGGACCAATAGGCTGCGCAAATTGTGTGCTAGGTACTATAGGTGTTTGAGCAGTGCCTAAAGTTTCCGCATTGCGTAGATAAAGATTAGTAAGATTGCGAGTTTGAGTAGTAGTTCGCTGAGCCGCAGCAGCATCTACGGCTGCATTAGCCACGTTTCTATAACTACTGCTTAAACGATTGAGCTGCTGCTGTAGTTGCGTAATGTCACTATTATATTGACGAAATCGCGCAGAACCTTCAGCAGTAGACTGATCAACATTGTTTAGTTCAAGGCGAAGTTGGCTTAGTGCTTCGCTGAGTGTGTTGACTGTGGTGGGGGTGGTTCCGGCCCGTAAGTTACGGACCAGGGCTTCAGCCAAGCCTTGTGTGCTCTGAGTTACCTGCCGCAGTTCCAATTGGAATTGCGCTATGTCCTTATTTAAAGTTTTGTATAAATCGCCTGTGAGTGAGGCTTGGGCTTGAAGACCTTTTAGGGCAGCAATCTGACCTCTAATTAGTTGCTCAGAGCGAGCATTAGTTTGACCGAAGTCGAGAACTTTTTGGCGAAGGTCGTCTAGGTTTGCGCTAACAGGACTAACGACTTTGCCGAGTTCACGGAATGAACTACGGAGAGCAGTAATTGCTTCACCATTTTCTACGCCTAAGCGAATAAAAATATCCTGTACCTGCTTAGCCACTTGTACTGTCCTCCAGCTTCTCGGCGAAAACGCTTAGGGCGGCGGATTCCATCACCTGTAGGCCCTCAAGCATGGATCGACGGTCCTCAGTGCAGTATAGGTCGAAGAGGCCGCCCGGACTGAGCAGGACGTCGTAGCGAAGGCCGACGTAGCCGGCCATGCTTACGGTCCATTGGGTCTGCATACGGAGAAACATCATTACGATGTCCCAGTTTTCGTCCCAGACGATGAAGTCTTCGGATTCGTCTGGTTGGGTGGGGGCCGGCAGGCTCAGGCCGAAGGCTTTGGCATCGTCTTGGGTGGTGTCGACGACGCGCTTGCTGCCTCCGGCCCAGTACCGGGCGGCCTCTTTCAGTTTCCCGTTGAGCCGTCGAAGGTGGCGGTGTATGCCTTGAGGACGGCCCGCATCCAGTAGGGGTCGTCGGCAAACTCCTTCATGGTTTCCTGGGTGAAGGGGATGGGAGTGCCGGATTCGTCGTCGATGCCGTCCCAGCCCGTCAGGATGGCCTTGAGGAGAGGCATGTCGCCCTTGTTGCTGAGGCGGGCGAACTCGGCACGACCGACGCGACGGAAGGTGGCATCGAAGGTGCTGGTGGTGAACGCTCCACCGTCCGTGGGCTCCTCGACCGGCACGGGCCAGCTGAACGTCTTGATAGTCTTACGGACGAACGCCATAAGTTTGTGTGGGGTTTTGCAGGCTTAGCTTAGCAGTAAAAAGCCACTAAGCATTGCGCGAAAAATGCGATGCTTAGTGGCGTGGTACGGACCAGCGCTGGGTGCGCTGGTGCGCGTGCTCAACTGAAGACTAGGACGAATTCGTCGTTTCCGGCTGTGGTGGGGATGGCGGTGTAGGGCAGGTTCAGCATGGCGATGTCGTCCTGACCGGAGTAGGAGGGGTCGCCGATGTCCACGGTGCTGAGGACCAGGCCGACGCGATTGCCGGCGGTGGTGCCGTGAGCGAAGCTGAAGTTGCCGGTCGTTCCATCCGTAATGGCGGCCGTGAAGTAGTCCTTTTGTGCGATGGTGGGAACTTCGATGACGACAGTGCCGGTGACGTTCCGCTGCGTGATCAGCACTTGCTTAGTGCAGCCGACGAGTTCGCGGTAGACGATGTTGTTGCCGACGTCCATGCTGACCGACTGGAGGCAGGCGGAGTAGGAGTAGAGCTGGAAAGCGGTGGTGTTGCCCTGCTTGAAGATGAGTGGGGTGGCTTGGTTGGTGTAGGTGGCTTCGGGAGCAGCAGTGTCGGTGGGGGAGTTGTAGATGCCAGTCATGGTGAACTGGAGGGTCGGGATGGCGCCGACTTCACCGTTGAGGACGACCGTTCCACGGGCGCCGGTGACCTTGTGCAGCAGACCGTCCACGTTGTAGTAGATGGTGACGCTGGTGAAGCTGGAGCTGACGGGCGCGTAGGAGACGTTGGCGCCGATGCTGTAGCCGCTGGAGGCGCCAGGCACGAAGGTGGTGCTGATGGCGCGGACGGTGGCAACCTTGGTGGAGCCAACGTAGTCGGTGATCATGCCGACATGGCCGCTGCCGGTGCCGCTGGTGATCGTGATGATCTGACCGATGTAGTCGTCGTCGGTGGCGCTTGCGCCTGCGGCGAGGGTAATCGTGTTGGATGATCCGGCCTGAGCAGTGCCAGTGACGGCGCTATTCGTCTCGGTCCCGGCCATGCCGCAAGCCTCAAGGGCGGAGCCGAAGCGGGGGGCCGTTCCAGCGGTGCCGGAACCGGCGAGTTCGACGGTGAACTGGCACTGGACGCGGGTGTTGGCCAGAAGTTGCTCGGATGCGCCCAGATAGGGGCGTACCAGGTCGCGGCTCACGATGTCACTCTGCAGCGGAGTAATGGTGAGATCGCGGACCAGCACAGCGTCGGTGCCGGCGGGGGTGATGTCGCTGCCGTAGGTGGTCTCAGCCTTGATCAGGATGAGGCTTTTGCGGAGGAGAAGGGGCATGGGGATTACCTCTCAGGTGGGGTGGGGGGAAGCGTGCGCGAGATCAGTGTGCGGACGCCTGTTTCGGGATCGCGGATGTAAGAGCCACCCTGCCCGTGGAACTCATCTACAAGGATAGACGCTGGCGGCTCCGTAGGCTTATCGGGCTCGACTTGCTCCGCTGCCGGCTCGAAGTCGTCTGCATCGAGGAGATCGACGTCGCTGAGTAGAGCTTCGCCGTCATTGACGTCGAGGTTCAGAGCTTCGGTGTCGTCGGGGGTGGAAGGCTGGGAGGTGGAGCGTGCCATGGGCTTAGGCGAGCGAGAGTACGGAGGTGCGGTAGCGGATGTCGTATTCGCAGGAGAAGACGCCAGCCGGAGTGTCAGCCTCTACAAAGTCAAATGTTACTTGAGCTGGTTGGACGTCGATTGCTAGGCCGCCGAGACTTAAATCCTCCATGAGTTTGGTGTGGAGCGAGGCGATGGTGGGGTCAGCAGCTCGATCAGCAACTAAGTCGCGTGTAATTACAACGATGCGGATGCGGAGTGTCCAGTCGAGTGTAGGGAGGCTTGTGTTTTGCTCACACACGTCTTTTACTGGTTCGACGACCAGAGCGGGCGTCTCTCCTTTGCTCAGGGGTTCGACGCGGTTTCTGTAGATGCGCGTGCCGACGTTGGTCGTACCAGCCAAGAGCGTGGTGATTGCGCTAAGTATTTCTTCGCGTCGGGTAAGCATGTGCGGGGAGGTGCGTAGGTTTAGTGCTTGTGCTTAGCGCATTAGCATTACTGCGCTCAGCTTACCGTCGTCGAGTTGCATAAGTTCGCGGACGGTGTAGGTGGTGTTATCGACGAGAATGGTGTCGCCGTAGACTAGGTGGCCGAAATCGGAGGTGAGGACGGTGAGGCGGTAGTCGGTGGTTAGGACGGTGCCGTCTGCAACGATTTCAGTGGGCATGTCAAGGATGCCGGGGCCGGAGACCGGACCAGCGGTGACGGGAACCGCGAAGTCAGCGAAGAACAGGCTCAGGTCTTCGGTGAAGCTCATGGGTGGGCCTAGAGAAAAACCCCAGGCTGTGGTGGGCCTGGGGTTGAGTGGTAGTTGAGCGTGCCAGCTCAGACGTACTTCTTAGTGCCGACAGCGTTGATGCTGTAGGTGTGGGAAGAGGAGCTGGTGGTGGAGACGGCCTTGATCCAGCGCTTGGCGGCGCCTTTGGGGAAGACAAGGTACTGCTTGGAGGCAGTGGTGCTGGCTTGGACGAAGGCGACGGCGGCGGAGGCGACTTCGGAGCCGCCCCGGTAAAAGGCGGTGGTGACGTCGCTGTAGGTGCCGCCGGAGGTGTCGGAGGACTGGATCTTGACGTCCAGGGTGCTGGTGCCGCCGTTGGCGACGTCCAGGATTACCACGACGTCGCCTTCGTAGTCGGCGAGGTCAACAGCGGTGCCGTCGAGATTGGTGGTGCGGACGGCAGTGGGGGCCAGGGCGAAGTGTTGGAGCTTCTCCAGGCCGGTGGACAGGATGCTCATGGCTTAGTCCTCGGTGGGAGCGGGGGGCTTGGTGGGGGCCGGAGCCTTGGCGGGGGCCGGGGCTTTGGCTGGGGACTTGGCGGGAGCCGCAGATGGCTCGGGGGCTGCCTCGGGCTCCGGCTCGGGGGTGGCCTTGCCGGAGTTGATCAGCAGCGTGGCAACGGCATGGGGAAGATCGAGGGAGGAGCCCACCGGAGTGGACTCCCCTGCGATCATCACTTGCCTGGTGATCAGAACTCGCATGAATCAGGGGGCAGGGGGACTGCTGCTCAGAATCAGGTTCCGTAGCAGAAAGCAGCCGGCTGCTTGACGGCCAGGTCAACGTCCTGCAGGGCGATGACGCGAACCGTGCCAGCGGTGGCACCAGCGAATGGATCAACCGTGAGGTCGAGACCGGACCACATGCCCATGATCATCATGGAGAAGTCGCCGAACAGTGCGTCGTTGTTAGCGAGCTGGTTGGAGACGATGACGGGGTAGCCGTTGATTTCGTTGTCTTCGTAGACGAAACCGGCGGCGACTGCGGAGGCACTCTTGGCGGTCGACTTGAGCGCACCACGGGCAGAGGCGTTGATGATGTAACGCATCGCACCAGCGTCGGCGTTGCCGGCGGCAACGTCGGTCTCCATGCCGATGTACTCCTCGAAGGTGCCGTAGGTGGTGATGGCTTGGCTGCCGATGCCGCTGGTGTTGATCAGGCCCAGGGGCTGGTTGGAGGAGCCGGTGCCGTACATGCCGACGCGATCCAGTTCGAGCGCGATGACGCGGGTCAGGTCGTTACGGACCATCCCCTCGACGTCGATCGAGGACTGGAGGAGCAGGCGGCGGGAGTAGTCGACGTAGGCGCCCACGGTTTTGGGCGTCATGTTCACCTGGTCGATCGCTTGTTGCGATTCGGTAGGTGCAACATTTTCGCCAACCCAGTAGGCGGTACTCGCCGAACTTTGCCTCGGGATGCTGATGTTGCCTTGCAGGCCGCTGAGCATCGTGACGCCGGCGTTGGCGAGGGCGAGGCGGTTGCGGAGCAGGTCGATGAAGCTGCCGCTCAGCAGTTCGTCGGCGACGAGGTTTCCACCGGCGGAGGGGAGGCCGGCGAGCAGGTCGCGACGGAGGACTTCGTTGGGGACAACGATGCCGTTGCTGGAGCGCTCGTACTTCTGTGCGGCGGCCTTGCCGACTTCGATCTCGAACTCAGCGGCACGGCGGGCCGAAGCGTCGGAGGGGTTGGCGAGGAAGTTGAGGGCGCGGACAAACGAGAAGCGCTCGGTCTCGCGGGTGGACAGGCCGACGTCGTTCGTGGTGAGGTCGGTGGAGCGGATGGGTTGTTCCATGGGGGCAGAGCCGAGTTTGTCGAGGACGGCAGCGCGAGCGTCGTCGAGGGTGCGACCACCGTCGATCAGTTCGCGGGCCAGGTCTTGCATCTGGTGCCGGTCGCCCAGTGCGGTGATGGCGGCGATGCGGGTCCGCTCGGCCTCAACGGCCTTGGACCGGACCACCTCCAGGTCAGGGGTGTTTTCCATTTCGGGAGTGGGGGTAGATGCGGTTTGGGCCGCTGAGCGTGTTGCCGGATCGTCTACTTGCGTATCGGAAACGGGCGCTTCGTTTTCCATAATAGACGCGGGTGAGTCAATCAATTCGGGGGAAAGGTGTACTTCAGAGAGGAGTGAGCGGCCGATTCCGATTGTTGGATCTGCGGGTATTGAAACGACGCTGATTTCCACCGGCTGCCATTTAGTGGCAACAAAGTTGCCGCTGCGCTCCTCCATTTTGTCGATTCCGTAGCCGAAACTGATACCGCGCAGGATGTTGTCCTTTACGTCATCAAGGATCTCTTGGGCGAACTGGTTGCGGCTGAAGCGGACTTTGGCGTAGCCGCGCTTGTCGGAGTCGTTAATCCAGGCGCGTTCAACTACGCCGACAACTTTGTCGGGGTTGTGGTTGAAGAGCAGGGGCGCTCCATCGTTGAGGCGGGTGAGGTCAGCGGCATCACTTTCGTGGCTGAGCACTTCGTTGCCGAAGTAGCGGCTGACGGGGTACTCAGAGCTGAAGGGGAACTCGAAGGTACGTTCTTCGATGGCACGGAAGTTCGTGGCTTCGGTGCGATTGAAGCGTTCGGAGGTAGCGCGTTCCAGCGGCGTATCCATAAGTCTTAGGGCGGGGATTTTGGTAAGTGTAGAGAAGCGGTGGCCGACGAGAGTTTCGGTGGCGTTCCAGGTGGAGTCGGTTTGGCGGTAGATGCGGATGAGGGCGGCGGGGTCTTCGGCGGTGGCGTCGATGCTGAACTCGCTGTCGGGGACGCCGAGGGTGCCTTCGCGCATGACGTGCTCGATACGGCCTTGGGCGGTGCCGCCGGAGCTGTTCCAGCGGACGTAATCGCCGGTGCTGAGCTGGGAGGCGGTGGCACGTTCCAGGGCTTCGAGCGCTTTTTCGTTGGTGGCGGGCTCGAACTGGAGGGGTTTGTAGTCGTGGTCGCTGAGCCAGGCGCGGGCTTCGGCGGCGGTGAAGCGGCTGAGGCGGAAGCG